AAGCACAGCATCGCCAAGGCCGTCTGGAACTACCAGCGCTTCATGGAGGAGTTCGGCACGTCTGCAGCTTGGGTGCCATCAACTCCCCTCGACGAACTCGACGAAACCGATCTGCCCGTCTGGTGGCAGCAGAAGCAATTGAAGGGCTGATCCGATGGAAGAGATTATCACCCAAGACGGCGAAGTGCTGGAGACTATGGCGCTTGTCCCGTCGTCGAGCATGGCTGTTCAGCTCCAGAAGGCCGAGATCGACCAGCTTGTGTCGACTGCCCGCGCCTTCCCGCGTTCGCTGAAGCACGTCCAGACGCGCATCATGAGCATGGCGACCCTGGACGAAGAAAGTGCCGAAGAGTGCATCTATGCCCTGCCTCGTGGCGGCAAGCCCATTCGCGGTCCTTCCATTCGGTTCGCCGAAATCCTGAAACAGTCCTACGGCAACTGCCAAGCGGCGGCTCGTGTCGTGCATGTCGACAAAGTGGACAAGTACGTCGAGGCGGAAGGAGTGTTCATCGACCTCGAGACCAACTCGAAGTCGACAGCGCGCGTTCGCCGTCGGATCAGCGGCAAAAATGGAGCCGTCTACAACGACGACATGATCATCGTGACGGGCAACGCTGCCTGTTCGATTGCCATGCGCAATGCGATCCTGGCTGGGGTGCCTAAGCCTCTATGGCGCCGCGCCTATGATTTGGTGCAGGCAACCATCACCGGCGACATCACTACCCTTACCGAGAACCGGGAAAAGGCATTCAAAGCGCTGGCAGCGTTCGGCGTGAAGCCCGATCAGGTTTTCGTCGCTCTTGGCGTTGAAGGCGTCGAGGACATCAGCGTCGACCATATCGCAACGCTGCGCGGCATGTATTCCGCGTTGAAAAATGGCGAGGCGACAGTCGAAGAAATGTTCGTCGGCACGGTCAGGGCTGTGTCCGATCATCAGAAGGTCGACAACCCGCTTTCGGACGAGCCAGCCTCACAGGGCGCGACGGCAGGCGCAGGCACGGAACAGAGTGCCGAGACGACGAACACTACTGGCGAGCCTGCCAGCCTCCAAGCCGAAGACAATTCCCAATCGTCGGACAATCCCCCCTCTCCGTCCGACGATGGCAGCGGCGGCGTCTCCTCATCCGCCGTCGCTGCCGACCTTCCCGCAACATCGGAAGATCAGAACCCCGATGAAGCGGCCTCGGAGGCCGGAGACATTGAAGCGGCTGATGGTCAGTCCGCGTCTCCGGCTTCCGAACAATCCAGCGGCCAGCAGCTCCTGATCCGCGTCTACCAGACCATGCAAGATTGCGTCGGCCCGTCAGTCGAGGACTTCAACCAGGCGTTCAAGATATTCGACGCCGATCTGGCGGGCGCGTCCGACGACATCAAGCGCAAGGCCGAGAACATCCGAGCCTCACTCGAATTCTGCTGCGGCGAGAAGCCCATGCGGACCAAGCTGCAGGCGCGCGCGTATCTCGCCGGCATCATCGGGGTTGAAGAGCGGGAGTTGGACTGATGACCGACCGCCCTATCCTTTTCAGCGGCCCGATGGTTCGTGCTCTACTCGCCGGTCGAAAGACGCAAACGCGGCGCGTCTTGAGCAACGAAAGGTTTGCCAGTCTCTTCAATGGCACTTGGGCCAATGAATACGTGCTCGACCCCGGCAACCAGTCATGGCGAGATTCTGAAATCCGCTATTCTGCTGGTGACCGATTGTGGGTGCGCGAATCCTTGTCGGTTGCAAGCAATGACCAAGGCGTTCGATGGCTCTCATATGCAGCCGACGGCAAAGACGTCTGGCCAACAACCCAGTGGCACAAGGAGCGCAACAGCGTCCCGTCTATCCACATGCCGCGCTGGGCATCGCGCCTCACCCTGCCGGTCGTCGACGTCAGGGTCCAGCGACTGCAAGACATTAGCGAGGAAGACGCACTCGCTGAAGGCGTTCCCACCGAGATGGAAGGCAACATCGGGGATGAAATCTACTGTTCCCTGTGTGAAGGCAACGGCGTTCACGCCGCGTTTGGCGCCGGCTATGGCGTCACCGAGGTCGATTGCGCCGAATGTGCCACCGCAGTTCAGCGGTTCCGCAATCTATGGAACGGCATCAATGCCGCTCGCGGCTACGGTTGGGACGCCAATCCCTGGGTGACAGCCGTCACGGTAACGGTCGAGCACCGCAACATCGATCAGGTGGCGCCATGAGCAGGCCCGTCCCCGAATGGATCGGCAAGCACCACGGCGTGAACATCCCGCCGCGTGTCCGCCAGCGCGTCTACGACCGCGACAACGGCGTCTGCCACTTGTGCAAGATGGCGATCAAGTCGGGCGAGACCTGGCACGCGGATCACGTCATCGCGTTGATCAACGGCGGAGAGCATCGCGAGACGAACCTCGCCCCGGCTCATGGCCATTGCCATGTCGGCAAATCAGCTCGAGACGTGAAGGAAAAGGCCAAGGTCGCCAAGATTCGCGGCAAACACATCGGCTCTATCCGACCGAAGCAGTCGATCAAGTCTGCCGGCTTTCCAGCATCCCCGAAATCCCCGCGCATCGACAAGGCTGCATTGCCGCCCTTGCCCTTGCCGCCATTGATGAGGCTCGCACGATAATGGACGCCATCTACAAAATCATGACGGAAGCAAACCGCCTCCGCAGCGCTGCTGCGACTGATCGGTTCAGTGCCGATGAACTTCGTAAATTCATGAATGAGGTCGCGGACCGCCTCATCGATCAAGCTCAGTTCGTCGCTCCAAAGTGGGGCGAACTCACCGGACTTATCCGAGATCTGGAAAAGGGCCGCTGATATGACACCCGAAACCTGCCAATCCCCTGACACGATTAGCCCCATAGCGAGAACGGATCGTGATGAGACAGCGAACGTCGCGCTGGCCAACGCGTTTGCGATTTTCAGCATCGAGGAAGACGAGAACTACATCCGTCTCTCCACATTCGGCCAACAGGTCGCATGCTGGCCGGCCAACTCGCCGCAGGGCAACGCGCTGCTGAAACTGGAGGCCGAGCGCCGTGCCGCTCCCACCCTCCCGGCAGACGTAAAGGGGCTGGTGGACGAATGGCGCAAGGCCATGGAAGACGTGACGCCTGGGCCTTGGCATACCGAGCGAATGGAAACGTCTAGGACCGTACAGCGTCTGTACGTTGCTGGCCCGAGCGAGATCGTCCATCCTCATGATGGCGTTTGCGAGCCTGATAGACACAACGATCGGTCCTTCAAGGAAGATGACGCGAATATGCGCTTCATCGCCCGCTGTTCCCCTGACAACATCACCATCTTGCTCGAAGCCCTCACCGCCCAATCCGCCCTGCTCGAAAGGGCGAGGGAGATAGGAGACGTGACGGATTTGATCCGGGCGCTTGAAGAC